TTTATGCTAATACTGAAGGTCAAGAAGTTGAAGGTGGAGACACTCAGTACATGACGTCACGGTCTGCTAGAGTTGCAGCAAGAGGAGCTAGTAATTCGTCAACTGTTCAGAAAAAGAAAGTTGAGTTACTTGAGTTCTGGGGTGAGTATGACTTAGATGGAGATGGAATAAAAGAAGAAGTACAGATAGTCATTGCTCAAAGACGCACGGTTGTTAGAGCTCTCTTAAATCCTTTTCACCATCAGAAGAAGCCTCTTATAAAATCAAATTTATTTCCTGTTCCTCTTGAGTGGTTTGGTATTGGTTTAGTAGAACCAGTTATACCTTTAATACATGAACTGAATACTTTACGGCGTCAACGCTTAGACAATGTAAATATGATTGTAAATAGAATGTGGAAGGTGCTTAACTATGCTGACATTGATCTTGATACTCTGGTTTCTTCACCGAATGGAATCATTTTAACTGATGACATGGCTGCAATTGAACCTCTTGAGACACCCAATGTTACAACGGATGCCTACAATGAAGCAGCAATTGTGCAGTCTGACATAGAACAGACAACTGCTCCTAAGACAATTCAAGGAACACAACAGACAGGAAGTCTTGGACGTACAGCACGAGGTGCACAGCTTTTAATTACTCAAGCTCTTGAGAAGTTTGGAACAGCAGTTAGGTTAGTTGAAGAGACAGCACTTAAAAGAATTTTACGTATGTTCCATCAATTGAATCTTCAGTTCATTGATGATGACGAGACTCTCCAAGATACAGGATTCTATGGACATTTGTTTGACAGAGAGGTAACTCCTGAGATGATTAGAGCTGAAGTAAACTTTAAGGTGATTGGAATATCTGATATGATTGGTAAAGAAGGCAAGATCAATCAGATTGTTTCCTTCATGGGAGTGTTCGGTAAGGTGTTGTCTTTAGAAACAGTACGGACACTTGCTCAAAAGGTTTGGACGTTGATGGGATTTAATAAAGAGGACATAAGTCTTCAGGGTGAACAGATGCAACCTTATGGAACTCCTGAAGGTGGACCAGAACAAGCTCTTGTAAATCAAGTTATGAATCAACCTGGTGGCACAGGTACTCCAGCAGTTCCAAATGCTGAAAGAGGTGCTTAATGGAATCTGAAGATACTAGACTAGTTAGACGAATAGCTGAAGCTGATGCAATGAAAGAACTCTACCAGAGTCTTGGTTTTAAAATTTTGAAAGCAAAAATAGAAGAAAAGATTACAGATGCAAGACACTCTTGGTTGAAAGTTAAAGACAGAGATGAAGCTGAAGCAATTAGACTTAGAGCTAGTGCCTATCAAGAAGTCTATGACATAATCACAGGAAAGATTTTAGAAGGTGAAGCAGCAAAGCAAATACTAAAAAATAAGCAAGAGGAGATCATATAATGGAAACAGTTAACGCCGACAATCAAGCATCCCCTGCGGTTGTTTCAGCAGGACAAGATAGCACGACCGACGTTGTAAAGACTGATGTGTCTGCCCCAGTAGATACTAATAAAACCCCACAAACAGTGAGTACACCCACTGGACAAACAGACATCGACTATCGGAAAAATTACGAGGAATTACGGAAGTTTGCAACACAGACATCACAAGAAAGATCAGAACTTAAGAAACAGTTGGAAGCAATGCAACTGTCTCAAAAGCAGATAGCTGAGATGTTAGCAAAGAGTACAGAAGCTCCTTATAATCCCGATGAGTTCATGGAGAATCTGCGGTCACAAGGCCCGAAATTTCTACAAAACCACTTTGATAAGTGGCGCACAGGAATAGATGAGAAATACGATAAGGAGATTAGTCAAGTAAAGCAAGATAACCTAAATCTTCAGGCATCTTTAGCCATTGCATTAAGACGTGGTGATGAGATGAGCTTCCCAGACTTTGAGAAGTTAGAAGGTAAAATGGGTGAAATTGCTTCAAGTGATAATTGCCCCGTAGATTTGTCTAAACCTATAAATGAAGTCTTAGATGCCTTGTATAAACTTGCAAGAGACTCGCACAGTGCTGACGCAGTGAAAGTTGCGGAACAGATTGGTGCAAAGAAAGCAGAAGAACAGATCGCAAAAGAGGCTGCTACAGCCGTTGCGACAGGTGGGAAAAATCATGGAATTACTCCAGTTAATCCTTCCAAAGAAATGTCTCTCGAACAGATGAGAAAGTTCTTTGTGGACAAACTTGGAGAGCAAGAGTATAATTCCAGATAATTCTACTTAGGAAATTAAAATGGCTAATACATTAGGTATTATCGGAGATGCAGGGAATACCTATGCTGATCCAGGAATTTATTATGATAAACGATTCTTGGACAGACTTTCCCCGCAGTTGTCGATGGACAAACTAGGTGACAAAAGACCTTTGCCCCTTCATTCTGGTACGTTGATTAAATGGCATCGTTTGAATAAACTTGTTGTTTCGACTACACCGTTGGAAGAAAATGATAGCGATACAGAACAAGATGTGTCAGTGTCAGAATTTACAGCACAACCTCTAACCTATGGTAAGTGGGTTAAAGTGTCTTCAGAACTTAATTTGAAGGCTGTGAATCCGATTGTTGAAGAAATCATGGATGAACTTGCAGATCAAGCAGCGTTGGGTTATGACACGATTGCTCGTGATGTGATTCATGCTAATGTTACCGATCAGTTTGCTGGTGGTGCAGATTCAGAAATCAATACGTCAGCTGTTATGACTGCTAGTGAGTTGCGTAAGGCTGTATGGCAACTAAGACACAATAAAGCCCGTGGATACGAAGGGAACTTGTATAAAGCTCTCATCTCTGATACTGCGGAGTTTGATCTGTTTAGTGAAGACGAGACAGGTTCAGTTATTGATGTGATGAAACAAACCAAGCCTGAAATTCTTATGGCTGGGGAAGCTGGTCAGTTGTATGGTTGTAGGATTGTGATGACACAAAATGCTAGCGAAGGTGTTGGCGTTGGAACTGCTGTTACATATCGTAACTTCGTGTTTGCAAAAGGTGCATTTGGTATTACTGAGTTGGCTGGACAGGGCGTTAAGACTATTCGTCAAGCTCCAGGTAGTGTTGCTGATCCACTCGAAATGTATTCTACCCTTGGTTGGAAATTTATGATGACTGCTAAGGTGTTGGATGCTAATCGTGCGGTTGAGATTTATGCGACATCTGCTGCTACTCCTGCGTAATATATAGTTTTATTCTACCCATGTAAAAGTGGGTAGGACTAAGATTATGCACTCACATGAGTTTGTTAGAAAATTAAAGAAGTTGAATCCTGCAATTGGGGTCTGTTGGGGTAATTGTGACTCTAAAGCAGCAGGTCTATACTACATTAAAGACAGAGAGTATGAAAATATTTGTGGAATAGACAAAGGTGAAACGCCTAAGTTTTGCATCTTTGATTCAAAGACTAATAAACTTAGAAAAAGTGGATGGATGAGAGTCTTAGATATTTGTCTAAAGAAACATTTAATTGATCAAAGAAAGACCGAAGAACTGTTTCATACTCAAATTATTAGTCAGAAATACCCTAAGGAGCTTAGTGACTACACTAGAGCTTGGAATGAAGCAGTTAAAGTAGGAGAACGAGAGTCTAATAGACAAACTGGAAGACCTGTTGAAGGTTATATGAGATGGCAAGATATTATAGACATCCATAGGATGAAAGGAGTTTAAATTGGCTACTAGTACTGGTACAGGAAGATGTAAAAAATGCGGTAACGAGATGTTTGCAGTTGGTGACAACTTTAATTCAAGTATGACAATTAAATGTTTAACCTGTGAGTCTAATAATAGACCTGCTAGTAAAGTCAAAACAACTGTTGAAGACCCAGGACATGAAGTCTTAATGCAAGCCTTGAATTTGCCCAGTGACCCTGTTTCTAAAGTAACTAAGCCTACTCTAAGTCCCATGCCAGTTCTTGGTGGTACAGTACAAAGTGCTTTGAGCATTATGAAAAACTTGTCAATGCCTAAAGATATAAAAGAATTTAAGTTAATTAACAAGATTATTACAGATATGGAAAAATTAATTGGAGGAACGCCTAATGCCTGACATGAATATGGACAATATAGAAAACCCAGAAGCCACAATGCCCGTAATGGAATTTACTGTACCTACCACTGAAGTTGATGGGATGATGGATATAGGTCAAGTAGGAGAAATCATAATTCCTGTTGAAGTTATCTCACGGGATAAGACATCAATCACTTTTCGAAAAGCAGGAGCAGCAAGAACTGATAAACACTTTCAACAAGAGTCTGCTAAAGACATGAGAAAGAAAGTTAAAGTTCTCTCAGCAGATGAATCATATAATTCATTTAAAGAAAACAAATCAGAGGAGAAATAACAATGTCACTCACACTAGCTAGCGTAGAGATTCAAGACGTTACCTATACAGCAACAAGATTAGGAAATCCAATTTATATAACCTATAGAAATGCAATTGTCCTTGATGGGACGCTTCCCTTTATTACTGTACTTAATCGTGAGATAATCATTGATATAGTGGAAGGAACAACTACAAATGCAGATATTAAGACTGCTATTGAAAAAGATACTGAAGCACCCGACTTAATTACTGTTGTAATTGCTGAAGGTCATGCAACAGACAAGCCTTTCTCAGTCGTTGGTAAACTTATTTCAACAGACTATGTAGGAGTGACCGAACATACTCATGCAACTGTAGAGATTGGTGGACTTAAATACACTTCGTTACTAGGTGAAGAGGGTGGAAATAACTTTAAAATCGTTTATGAAGTAGGAACAGCAAATATTAGTTATAACGCGCCTTTGATCACCGTCACAATACCTAAAACAGGACTAACTGGACTACAGATTCAAGCAGAGATTGCTGCCCATATTCCTGCAATTTGTACTGTGTCGTCAGTAGGTATTGGTATGGGAGTTAAACACTTCGCTGCTGAATGCTTAGTTGAACGTAATTTTACAGGTGGAAAAAGTTCTAGTAGAGCACAAATTGAAATTCAAGACTTAACATTTAAGACTTATAATGACACTGATGAGTATAATACTAAAACAGTTACTTATACTGATATTAATGGAACAGCTGGAGAAGAAGTTGTTTCAGTTGAATACGATAATGTAACTATTAATATTGAAAGTGGTGTCTCAAGTGCTACTCAAATTAAGGCTGCTTGTGATGCCGAGCCTACCTTCACTGGTGTATCATCTGAAGGATTAGCTAAAATTACAGATGTTGAAGCTGTTATTAGAAAGCAAGCTAAATCTACCTTTACAGTTGATGACTATACTAAAGCTCATGGTCAACAAGCAACTGCTTCTTTTGAAGTCAAAACTGGCAATAACTTAGCTGCAAATGAAGGATTCAGTGATTCTGCTTTTGTAGTAACTGACTCTTATGCAATTGGAGAAAATTCAGCCTCAGCTTCTTTTACAGTTACTGACTGGGAATCAATGATTGCTCAGCCTGCTACAGGAACAATTACTTTAGACGATGTGTTATTTATGAACACTGGTAACTGGAAAGCTCTTCATAAAACCAAAGCATTTACAATAATTCAAGACTTAACTTATACTGCGTTAGTATATGGAGAAGTAGGTAATGAAATATCTATTACAATTGTAGACATTGGAGCAATTGGTGACAACTGTTACGTAGACGTAGAAGATCAAGCAGTTTATGTTTATATTGATGACACTGCTGTAACAGGGACAACTGAAAATACTTTAAAAGCAGCTGTAAACGCTGATCCAGAAGCATCTTTACTAGTTTTAGTTTCTGGCTCTAGTACAGATGTAGCAACAACTTCGTTAGAGGAGTTTCTAGAAGCAGGTGCATTAGGGGCTAGAGTTATAGTCAATGGAATTACTTTAGAAGAGTCTATTAACTGGACT